ATTGATTGCTGTGCTGGAGTCTTGTCTGCGACTGAACGAATTAGTGGTTCGGCGCGGAGTGCGAACTCTAGAAGACGGTCGTACGCCTTCTGTACAAGACCTGCACCGCCAACTGTACCACCAAGAGTGGTAGAGCCTGTGGATGTATATGCATTAGGCATATGCGGTCACCTCCAAGTGACTATGAACGGATAAATTATTGTTGCGAGCGAAGAATTGCTAGAATGTCCTCTTCGGATGTTGCTTGGGCCATTCTGTATTCAATATCGTTTGCTCGGTCTGGTGTCAAAGCATTCTGTGTAACCATATCCTGGTTGCGCAACGCTGCGCGGTCCTGTTGGTTAACTTCTGAATCTTCTGCAACCGTTAGTCCGAACAAGTCTGCATTATCGTCGAGCCAGTTAGAAACTGAGTCTTCGCTAATATCATCCAAGTCCTTCATTACCAAACGGGCTGCCTTTAGATTGACACCCTTCTTTTCTAGTGTCGACTTGACAATTGCCTCACGCTGCGCCTTGGAGAATCCTTCAAGTTGCTCTGTAAGTTCCTTGATACGCTTCTCGTCTGCACGCTTGGCTTTACGCAACTTTTTAAGTAAGTCGCTTCCATCCATCGGTGCTTCCTCGATTGTATCTAGGTCATCGTCTTCGTCGTCCCAGTAGTTGTTGCTCATAGCAACGCCACCCTTCTATTCGTAGTTAGTTCGCAGGCCACAGTATCCATTCGGGGAAATGGTCTGGCTCCTACTGTCGGTCTATTACGCTGGCGGGGCCGATGGGTCCGCTCAGGATTCTATTATATTACTCTGTTTGCTCTGTTGCGAGATGCTAGACTTCGTGAACCAAACGTTCCAGAACCGCCAGCAAAACGTGCTGCTTCTTTTTCTGCTTCTAAACGAATGCGTTCTTGTTCCTTAACATCTTGCTGGAAGAGAGACTTAATGATACTCTCTTGAGCACTGACTGGCTTGACAGCCTGTCCTGTGCTAATTTCAGTTAACTTCTGTAGGTCTGGTGCGCCCTTGGCGACTGTACCAAAGTTAGTAAGTGATGTACCGTAATCAAAATTTCTTGCAGCAATATCTGCAGCGAGTTCATTACCAATTGTAACACCTTGTGACTTAGCAGCAGATAGTACACTAACTTCCTTGATTTGCTTTTGCAGTTCATCTGCGCCACGCTTACCAAGTAGAAGTGCCTTAGCAATAGATGTTCTATCTATTCCTGGGGCTACTGCTTGTAGGTCTTTCTTAAGTTGCTCTGGTGCGTTGTCAATAGTCATAAAGACATCGTTAACTAGGTTGAGTACTGCAGCAGCAGACTTACCAGTTCCAAGAACTTCACCTAGAATTTCATTAGTTGCAATATCGCCTAGACCAACTTCACGAAGTCTTTCCCCAATAGTTTCTTGGGTCTTAAAAAACTCTGCAATAGTTGGTACATCAACCGCTTCACCTTTTGCTCTGCGGTCTTGTAATGCAAATACGCCAGCAAAACGGTCAGTAAATGGCTTAAGTTCTGGCTTGTTACGTGCATCCTGCAAAGCAAGATTGAGTGATTCATCAATAGTGGAACCACTCTTATAGTAACTTGATACAGTCTTAAACAAGGCATTAGCCCAAGGCTGTGACATTTCTTTTGCACCAAAGTATAGTGCAAGTGTATTCTTAAAAGTATCTATAGCAAGTGTTTTTTCGCTACCTGTTTCAAAACCAGTTGAACCTGGATTTACAAGAGTATTCGTCCAACCAGCGTTGTTGTCCCATACCCAATTGCCAGCCTCTGTAGGCTTTGCTGGCATCTTGTATGTCTTTGACACTGGGTCATATACGAATGCTAGAGGAGTACCGATTGGTCGGTCGGGAATTACCGTTGTCACCGTTGTAGTGGGATTAGTTGTAACTACAGTTGTTGTAGGATTAGTTGTTACAGTAGTTGTAGTAGGATTGGTTGTAGTTGTTCCTGTTGGTTGTCCAGCAAGATTATTACGTCCAGGTTCCCATCCAGCAGCCTTTGAGCCTACAAGTGGTGAGCCAATTGGCATAATAATTTGGTATTCACCGTCGACTCCACCAACCCACTTGACAACGCCGCCACCATCAATTTGTTCCTGTGACATGACTGGCTTTGCAGCAACCGCTTGAGCCTGTGCAAGTCGGTCGGCTGTTAAACCTTTTGCGTCAAGTTGGCCTGATGCATTAACATTTTCTGGTGTAATTCCACGTGCAGCACGAAGTTGATTAAGAGTATCGGTAAATGTGTTTCCAGTTGGAGCAAAGACTGACGCAGTTGTAGTTGTTGTAGTAGACATTCCAAGAAGTTTTTTTTCTTCATTTGTTAATGCCTGACCAGATTGCAACTTTCGAAGTGCTGATGCTGCGGTTGCCATTATACTCCAAATCCAAACGCTCTTGCAAGTCCTACTGCGGCATCACGTGCGTCAGTGTTTGCTTGTTCTGTAAGGTCATACTTAGGGTCGTTCTTAGCCTTTAGTAGCAAGTCATAGTAAGATGGCTGTTGTCCCTTGCCATCTGGACCTGCATAGTTAAGATATGACATTACATATGGGTTATCCATTTTGACAGTCTTAGGGTCCATCTGCCATGTCTTTGCCAACATGTTGATAACAGGAAGTGCAATATCGTATGTAGTTAAGGTTGGGTCCTTAGCAAAGCGGTCTGCAAACTGTGGATACTCTTTGCTAGCAATTTGCTGTAGTTCTACATTGTAGTCTTCTATAGTCTTTTCGCCCATAGCAACTTGCTTTGCAGCAATGCGCATTTCATTCTCAGTTACACCAAAAAGTTGAAACTTATCTACAAGTCCACGAACCTTAGCAAAAGCATCAAGCGCTTTAGCACCTAACTTGCTCTGGTCCTTGAAGTCAATTTTTGACCATACGAAGTTTTTTGCAAAGTCTAGAGGCTTAAAGAATGATGGGAACTCTTGACGAGCGACAGATTCGATAACCTTCTTAGTTGCTTCTTCTGTTGCACCAGGTGTCATCTTTGAACGAGCAGAGATAATAACCTTTTCAATTTGCTTATCTTGTTCTGCCTTGAATGCATTCATGAATGACTTGATGTCATCTGATGATAACTTACCTACAAAGTCAGCCTCTTTCATGGCTTGCTCTAGCATAGCCTTGGCTGTGTTGTATGTTAATCTAGTAACAGATGTTTGAACGGATGACTCTGCGGTACTCTTGGGACCATCTGTCTCGTTGTTACCTAATGCTGAGGCAATGATAAACGAGGTATACTCGGTCATTTCTGAGCCTTCTAGTTTGCCGTTCTTGTCAGCATCAAAAGGCAACTGTTCTTTAGAAAGAGCCATATTAGTTAACCGCCTTTAGTGAATCATTATCAAAGTATCGTGTAAGAATTGTCTTCAAATTAGCATCCCATTGGCTTGCATTTGATTCAACCCAGATGTTGTATGCATCTCTTAGTTTTGCCTTACGTGGGTCATAATCTGGCAATGCCTGATAGACCTGTGTAAACATTGCTCGAGCATTCATGAATGTCTCAACATCTTTCCAGAACTCAGTATTGCCATTCTTGGACATGAACTTCTTGTCCTTAGTAATTTCGCTAAGTGCGCGAGCATACTTGTAAGAAGTATCGCCACTCTGAGCAAGTTGGTATTGGTCATACCATGCTTGGCTCTGGTCTTTGAATACAGTAACCGCTAGGTTGTCAAGCACTGACTTTAGTTCTGGGTGAGAACGTAGTGTCTTGCCATCAGTAATCTTAGCCTCTAGAGCCTCTTTAACCTGCATATATTGATTCCAAGTACGCTGCTTAAGGCGTTCTGTTTCAATCTCCTGCGGAGTCATTTTGAGTTCATTAAGGTTCTTACTTGTACCAGGAAGTGTTGCACTTGGGTTAGCAAGAAGAGTAAGAATGTTGTTTGACTGCTCTGCAGGGTCGTAGTCTAGGTCAGCCGTTAATAGACCAACTAAGCCAATCTCGCCTGGCTCGATGTTAACAAGTCGTCCAACTAATGCGTCGTTATCTTCGAATACGCGTGCGTATGCTTCACTAGTTGCAGGAATGTTCAGGTTCTTAGATGAACCAGTAAAGGTTACTCTGTCAAGCATGAACTTAGGTCCAAGCGTTGCAATGAGTTCTTCACCAGCAGCATCGCGGGCATCTTGATTAGCCATGCCTGCTGCCTTGTTCTTCTCAATTAACTTGTAGTATAGTCTTGTAGTAAGACCCATTGGTGCGCCTTCTACCTTGAAAGGTATACCAGCGTATGGTGAGATAAATGTAGAGAAGAACTTCTGTCGGAATAGACCTCTAACTTCTTTTTCTATTTCCTCGTCAGATGGCATATCCTCTTGGATGCCCATCTCAACTAGCATAGCATTGTAATTATATACAGACTTCCAGGAACTCAAGTAGTCTCGCTGCGCACCCTTACCAAAGATAAGTTCGGTAACTGTCTTTTGAAGACCAGTTTGAGGTAGGCTGTTAGTAAGGTTCTTAACCCAAGGTGGAGTGTAAACATCTCTGACAGATGTTGCTGGTCCAAATGGGAAGATAACCTTGTACCAGTTAGTTCCGTTGATTGTCATTAAGTCTTCTACTTCTTTTTCAGACTTATGGAACTTTTGCATCATCTGTCCCATTGAGATAGATGTTACGAAAGATGGACCTGGACGGTTAATTAGGAAACCTAATGACTGTGCGCTAAGTTTGATACCCTGTCCTTGTGGTCCAAGACCTAAGTCTTTTGAACCAGGAATGACAAGGTGTGCAATCTTATCAATATCATCTGTTGGGTTGCCATTTTCATCCACACCAAATGTAGTGTATGCACGACCATAGTTAGATAATACACCCGCTGCACGAACTGGATTCTTTGCAGCAAGACGGCCATAACGCATAATTGCGTTAACGTTTGCTCCTGGGAACGCAGTAACCACGCGAAGTGAGTTAACAAATCTATTAGGGTTGTTAATAGTGTAGAGAGTCTTTTCCATTTCCTGGAGTGCTTCTCTACCAGCAGCCTGACGTAGCGCGTTGTATCGAGCAGTTGTCATCTCTACGCCTTGTGACATAAGATATGATGCTCTTTCGGCAACCTTCTCCATTGCTAGTTTGTCAAACAAAGCAGCACGAACAGGGTTTTCAACGCTTGCTAATCTATTAAATACCTTTGCAGTAAAGTTGTCAAATCCTTGGGTTGCCTTAGCAACTCCGCCTTGACCAAAGGTTAATGCCTCGTAGTTAAAGTTAGATGGTGTGATATCATACAACTTGTCAGCATATGGTGCAAGAAACTTCTCTAGTTGCTGTGATGTAACCTCACCCTTAAGTACAGCAGCACGTGCCTCATTTGATGGGAACATGCGCTTGATTAAAGCAACCTTATCAGCAAGGTATGATGGAATCTCTTTAGGACTATGGATATTAAATGCTGGGTTTCTTAAGTATGCTGCGCCAGTATCGGTTTTTGCCCAACGTAGTAGTTCTTCGATTGGGTTCTCACCAAGGATTAAGTCAATAAGTGGGTCTCCACGTAACTGACGGTTAGCAATATCTGCTAGTTCTTCGAAGTATAGGTCATCCTCGATACCAATCTTGGCCAAAGGAGCCTTACGCTTAATCATAGATACTGTTGTACCAGTTGCAAGTTCTCCAAGATAGTTAATCTCAGTTGTACGAGCGTTCTTTGTTTCTGCTCGAACTGCACTTGTAAAGTAGTTAGTACCGCCTGTAGACTGTTCTTGAATGAATGAGTCAATGCTGTGTTGCTCTCCATTGACTACTACTACACTTTTTTCCTTTGAGTAGTAGCGCTTCTTGAATGCAGCACTCTTGCCAAATACATCGGCTTGTCTCATACGGGCTTCGCCAAGTTCTTTAACTGCGTTGTCAATGAGGGCATAAGCCTTCTGGACTTCTAGTTCAGCATCAATAATAACTTTCTTATTGGTTGCTAGTTTAGCGACTGTCTTCTTATAGTTAGCAATCGCTGCTTTTGCTGCGGCAATGTCTGCAGCCTTACCCTTTGGCCCTTGCTTGGACTCTAGGTAGGCAAGTCGACGCTCTAGTGTCGCCATACTTGGGATTGCTTCTGTGATTCCGTAAGGAACAATTGCTTCACGCAACTCTAGTTCGATACTATCAACTAGTTTTTCAGCAGCCTTTAATTCTTTTCTTGCAGCATTGAGATGCTGTGCTTTCATGGCTGGAGAACCTACTGAAAGCAGTTCTTCAACAGATGCCTGAGCAGTATTTTTAATTGCAATTGCAAGTTCTAGTGCTGTAGACTTGTCCTTTACGTTTGCAGTAACTGCCTTGTACTCTGACTTATTGGTAATGTTCTTTTTTAACTTACCAGTACTCCAGTTGTAAAAGTTCTTTGATGCGTTGCTAACGCCAGTCTTGATAATGTTCTCTCGTACGAAAGAAATACCCTGTGACAAACCAACGCTGATAATAGGCTCAAACAATGACTGCTTGAGTGCGTAAGATGGGCGAGCAAGTACGTCAAATGTCCATACACGGTTAAGTTCACCAAATACATCTCTTGATGTACGTGCAGCAACCTGGCGACCCTTAGTTAGACCCTTTGCTAGGTCAATGTCAAGTTGGGTCTCAATGTCATCCCAAGGAGTAAAGCGATAAGACTCTGCTACCTGACGAATAGTCTGTGGGTCAACAAGTGTTACGTTTCCGTCGTAGCCAATGCCAAATCCGTTTTCTTTAACAGACTGCATTCCCTTGCTAACGTTCATTTGGAAACGTGCTACGTAGTTATCAATTTCTGCTTGGTTATACTTCTTAGCCTTGTAAGCAAGCATGTTACCAATTTGAGTATCGATAGACTTAAGTGCATTGACCTGCTCTACAGAACTTAATCCAAGAGTGCTCATGTATTCGTTCTCTAAACGAGCGCGAACAACAGAAACCTTTTCGTATACGCCAGGACTGGTCTCAACCTTTGCTGAACCATCTCTAAACATCTTCATGTTATTGAGGAAACCTTGAAGTTCTGTGCGTGCCTGTAGTGGGCGCATACCAGAGAATGATACGAAGCCAGTTGGTAGTGCTTCTGTACCACGGCCAGCAAGACGAACTCCACGCATGACTAATCCGCCAGCAGTTTCGCCAATTGTAGTCTCTAGGAACTGTGATATCTTTCCGTATTCACGTCCACGAATTGCAGTCTTTACACCACGAATGGCTTCTTGTCCCTTAATAAGTGCATTAGTTGCAATTATAGGCTCTAGTGGCATGTACATCTTGCCGCCAGGAGTTAGACTGTAGTCCTTATCAAAGAATGCGTCCCTGATTCGTACAAACTGTGGGTTACTATTGATAGCATCGTCAAATGCTTTCTGTAAACGTGGAACTGCAGCACCTTCTGGAAGGTATAGTTCTCCGTTTTGAATAATCTTATTTCGAATCTGCTCTTTAACGTTAGCCATGTCAAATAACTTATGGCTTTCTGTGGCAGCAAGACGCTCTAGCGCAGCGATATTACCCTTATCTGCAAGAAGCAAGTCCTTGATTGCATCAGGGTCTGTTGCTTCATGGATTAGTGGAATCAACTTCTCATTAGTACTATACTTAGTAACTAAATCTTCAATGATGCCCCAGTCTTTGGTAGCAGCAAGTAGCGTTGCATGGCTTCCAGAAACAGTCTGCTTGCCTTCCATGCCATTGCTCTTAGCAAAAAGAATGCCACTTTCCATATCAAGTGCTAGTTCATCAACGGTCTTACCCTTAGTGTAAAGACCTGCTGGCTTAGCAACCGCTTTAGCACCTGCACCAACAACTTTACCTGCAGCAGTAAGACCCTTAGTACCTACAATGAGGTCACCGACACCAGTGTACCAACGCCCTACAGCGTTATCTACAAAGTTCTGCTTAACACTTTCATCATTCCACAAGTCAACTTCTTCAAGGTTAATCTTTCCAGTAGAAAGAACTGCCTGAGATAGTGGACCAATCAATGGGATTAGGTCTGACTTTGTAAGAGCCTGCATAGCCGAAACCTTAGCACTACGTGCATAGGCTGACTTAATATCTTGAAACTGAAAACCTTCTTCGTACTGACCCTTTTTGTAAAGAGCAGAATCTGTGTCAGTTAGTAATGCTGCAGTTGAAATAGGGCGCGAGATGTAAGGAGAGTAAACCTCATCATTAAATTTCTTCGCTGCACGCAGCAAAAAGTCTGCTGATTTCTTTGTTACTTCTTTTGCAACATTTGGAGTTATTCTGTCAATCTCTGCCAGTTTGCCTTTAACTGTGTTCATAAAGGCTTCTTCTCGCTTTTGCTCATCTTCGTTTAGATAAGCACCGCCACCTGTAAGGTTCTTAAGTACTGCACCTGTAGTGGAGATAGCGCTGGTGAATGAGTTCCAGATTGACATTCCTACCTCCTAATACTTTTGTTTAATGTAATTTTTTTCTGTTCCGCCCTGTGGGTCTTCTCCAGTAATACCTACAATAAAAGCATCTCGCTCTTGTGGTGAAGCCCATGGAACCATTGCAAGTTCTATAGCAATTGCTGCATTTTGGTATCCAATTGAATTAGCAAACTTATCCAGGTTATCAAAGAAACTTCCTGGAAGAAATGTTACGTCCTTCATTATTGTGCCATTAAATAATTAACGAAACGCTTGAAAGAGTCTGGTGCATCTGGAGATTGCGCAGCAATTACCAAGTCTGGTAAGTATTGCTTTGCAATTGCAGCATTCTCGTCTGGGCGAGTGTTATTCTGTAAATTCTTAGGTAGTGCTTCTGAACCTAGACCACGACCAAAGTCTACACCTGTAGACATAGGTTCCATTGGATTAGGGTCTGGGTCAAATAGTGTGCCAAGTTCTGGAAAGTTCATGCCAGCATAAGGCTCTGATGATTGAGGTGTTGGTGCTTTAGTTGTTGCCACTGCTTGATTACCTTCAACGCGCTGTTGGTTAACTGCTTGATTTTGTCCATAGGCAAAGCCTGTATAGTTACCGCTTTGTCCAGCACCACCTGTGCCTGAAACGTTGGCAGGGTTGTTCTGTGGCGCACCTGGGCGCATTCCTCCACTGACCATTGTTCCTCCTACTTAAATTGTCTAAATGTATGAATTGGTTCAGAGCACATATTGTCGTATCGAATTGCAATAGCAATTGCTTTACGAATCATTGTCTCTGCTTGATTAACTGTCTTTACTTTTTCCACACCCAACGCTGCCAATGCACCGAGGGCAACATCTCCACCACTACCCATAACGTATACATTACGAACATCGGTATCCCAAGAATAATCGTCAGAAATCGAGAAAACTTGCCCCTTAATTGAGACGAGGAATCCACCTTCGTTCTGCGCAACATCGCCGTCCTCTTTCATGTCAATACCTGCATCAACAAAGTTCTTACGCATTTGCGGAATGAACTTCTGTGTCATATAAGTATTTAAGTCTTCTTTTACTGTTGGCTTAGGTTGAGTATAGCCATAGTGTAACACATTACTTGCGCGAGATGAGCCACATCCTGCAATCAACACACCATTGTTTTCTACAATCTTTGGTGTCTTACTTACCTGAAAGCGTCCATGCTCGTCGCTTAATCGGGAATCACACCCTAGTACCGACCATCCGTCACCCTGGATTGCTACTAGCGTTGTCATTTTATCCCCTAGTTGTTACTCGTCCCGTTGCTTTACCGCTACCACTTAAGGTAGATAAAATTGTTTGAATATCTGGTGCTGGTGCTGCTGGTGCTAGACCCATTGGACCTTCTGGTGGAAGGCCTCCTGCTGGAGCCGCGCCTGGAACAGGGGACGGCTGCTCAACAGGGGAAGGTGCAGCCCCAACAGGAGGAACTGGTTGCTGTGGAGCGAATACTTCTGCAACAGCATCCTCAAGGGTTACACCCTTTTGACGAGCAGTAATAACTCCCGCAATCTTAGTCACGATATCAGAAGGATTACCACCTGATGTAGCCATCGCTGGGATAGCCTGCGCCATAGCGGTAATACCGCCAAGAAGTGATTGACGCATATTTTCAATTTCAATCTTTTCAAGTTCCTGTGTTACGTTAACTGTAAATGGTAGTTCACGCATAGCCATATCCTTAGAGATAAGACCGCCACCTAGAGCCTGTAGCATAAAGATAAGTCCCTGTGCTGGGTTAAGACCAGCAAGCATACCATAACGAACATCAGCAGAGAAGTCTCCCTTGATGTCCTTTGATGGCTTGTATGTAATTTCATATGGAGAACCAGAGTCTACACCACGAATGGTCTTCTCTTCTGGGTACATCTTCTCGTCAATTTCAAAGCACATGCTAATGACATCGCGTAGAGCAGATGCAAAGATTGCCTGTGCTGACTTGACCTGTGTATCGAATGCACCCATAAGTGCCTGTACGCCTTGACCAGTAACGATGCTTGCATCAATATTACCTGAACGTCCTTCTGGGTAACGAGTACCTGAGCGAAGTTCCTGGTTAAGTAGGCTCTGTTCTGTGAATGCGCCTGCTGGAATGTTTAATTCGACACGACGAACGCCAGCAGGGTTGGCGGTACGGATAACCGCATCGCCACCCAACTGGAGTTCTTGTACGTCTTGAGGTAATACAATTGGTGCTTGAACACTTTTCTCCGCTGCTTCCATTGCCAATAAAGCGAAACGGTTGCGGAGAAGTTGGATACCTAGTACGTCGTCGAATTGTCCACGCAGTTCACCATCAATAGATGGCTTACGCGCCACGACAACCATCATCTTACCAAGGGGATTAGCCGCGTAAGATAAAACTAAATTTTTTCTGGTTGGCAAATAAATTAATGACTGGTCCTTATCGTAGTACCGAATCATTTCTACCTGTGAGTACAAGTCTTGCTTGTACCCATTAGCGCCAAGTAGTTCACGCTCGAACTCAGGGAACTGAGAAACCAGTTCTCCAAGTGTCATTATGTATCGCTTAGCAAATGCAACGCAGCGTCCATAGCGGTCGAATTCTGGGTAAGCCCCAATCGGATTTTCTATGCGAATACGCGGCATCTTTGCTTCTTCGTCCAATTCAATCATGAACGGAACGAAACCATATGTGAGATACCAGTCTGCACCTGAGTACATCTGTACTGATAGGTCAGAGTGGGAGAAGTAATTTGATGCGATACGAGTACGCTTGTCAGCAAATGCACGCGCTTTATCACTGACAGAGTTTGCTGCAGAACAGTTTACAGCAGGTAATGGAGCCATGACCTCAGAGAGGTCACGTGCCACCACATCAATAAAGTTAGCAACTACGTTAGCATCTACGCCATCTGGAAAGAAGTCAGGGTAAACCTGCGAGATTTGACCTCTGCGGACAGCAAGCACATCCTGGTTGCGAGCATCGCGCTCGCTATTACGGTAGCGCAACGCTTCAACGCGTGCTGCTACTTGTTCCATTGATAATGCCATTGGTGTCCTAACGTAGATTAAAAAAAATTACTTAAATGACTTTAGTGTGCGACGTTCAGCCTTTACATAAGCCTTATATGATGGGCTTGCTGGAGTTTCTTTATATTTTTTTCCAGCGGCTTTATCAGCCTTAAACCTGTTAGTTGATGCTGTGTCGCCTGACATTCTTGCTAAGTCACCCTGGTGAGAACGTGCTGAGTTCTTCATTAGGCTGGCTTTATTTTTTGCTGCTGCTTTATCTGCGACTCTTGCAAGATTTCCACGACGTGCAGTATCTGCAGTTTGATTTGTCTCGCCGCGAAATTTCATATCTGCTTTTGTTTGCTTTAATCCTTTTACTGCTGCCTTCTTTAACTGTGCTTTGTCCGATGAAGAACCAAGTCCTCTAAGTTTAATGTTCTTTGAAGCGCTGCTACCGCTAGTTGACTTAGCGGTTCCTGTAACCTTTACTACTTTCTTCATTACTGCCATTATAGTATCCTAACTGTATTGTTGTGACCATTGGTCCGCAAATGCATCATCTAAGTTGATTGCAAATCTGCGTTCCACTTGGGCGCGTGTCGCCCATCGGTTGTTTGCGTACTGTGTTGCCTGGCTTGAGCGTTGCATCATTTCTCTGATACGTATCACCGCAAACCATAAAGCCATAACAACGTCAGTTGGATTCTTAGTGTCTGGCTTCCAAGTAATGAGTTCCTGTACTAGAGTCTTAAGACCCTCAGAACCCTCGTTACTTGGTAATTCGATAATGTTGTTATCCTGGAAACGACCATCACGGGTATTGCCAAATAGTGTAGCCATAGATGCCACACCAAAAGAAGTGTCCCATTTGTTCTTACCAGTAAAGTGTGAGTTAAGTTGCGTGCCGTACCCTGCAAGGAAGTTACGCAAGTTATCATCCAGGGCGTAAGCCTTCTGGTGTGCGTTAATTTCAATACGCAGTTCTTGCGGTCTGTACCTCTCAACCCAGTCCTCGATGAGGTTCTGAATCTTAGTAGGAGTTGGCTCTGTCATATTGACAGCATCTAGAACGTAGATACGCCCATCTGCTCTGTTGTAGGTACATACCACCGCACCTGTAGCACCTGCCATAGCAGGGTCAAGTCCGATGATGGTATAACCTTCAACGTGCTGGGGATGTCCTGGAGCACCTGGTTTTAGAGGTCCTCTTTTTCGCATTCCGTTGACTGAGCCAGCCACACAGGTTGGAGAGAATATTGAGTCTTCTTGGACATCTTCTTGTTGGTAGACCATAGCCCAAACAGACGGAGCGACCTCAGAGCGACGCTTAAAGAGCGAGGGTCCGTCCCACTTCGGGTATAATCCATTTTCAAGTACGTCGTCCAAATCGTTTTCTTGCTGGTCAGTTTCTGGCCAGAGGGTTTGCCAATTCTTAGGTTTTTCATCAAACTGCAATACAGCAGGCATAGCACAATATGTGAAGGGGGTTTTGCCACCTGTCCATTGTGAGCCATCTCGTATCATCTTGTACAGGTCAACAGAGGCTACACGGGTACCTACTATGATTAGTTTACCGTGTCGTCCCAAACGGGTTATAACTTCCTTTTGTAACCACTCAATTTGCTTTTCCCACTCATGAGCGTTAGAACCCATCACCACGTCATCTAGGATAATTAAGTCTGCACGTGCTCCGTAAATCTGAGAACCAAAGCCCAGTGCTTGAACCGTAGGGTCCTTTTCACCTGAGTCACGTCCTGTGCCTAGATAAATCATATCGGCGGACCATTGTGTTGCGTCCGCCTTGTACCCACCGTTAGGACCGAAAGCGGTCTGTAACTTCATGTAGCCTGGGT